GATGGTGATCGCACATATACCAATTCGACCAATACAGCAGGTGCCCATATCCATACTATTGCTATAAGCAATACCGGTAATGACAGAGCCCATAACAATATGCAACCTTATATTTCTGTTTTCATGTGGCAAAGAGTGTCCTGAGAACTGTCGGGGAACTGCCTGCACATAGCCATACAGCTACAATCAGCACAGATGGCGAACATACGCATGCTGCAGGTATTTTAGGTCCGATTGACGGTCATTCAGGAAACAACTATGCAAAATATCACTTTGACGATGGAAAAACTGGTTCTGCAGGCAGTCATGCTCATACACTTAGAATTTCTGATACAGGAAACAGCCAAAGTCACAATATAATGCAGCCATACATTGCTGTTTATTGCTGGCGCAGGTCGGCATAAAGAGCTGTCGGGGAACTGCCCAAAACTAAACTTACTGCCACAGCGTCAAATACTAATATTAACGGCTGGTTTCCAGCAGATACACGTGATTATGCTGCGTCTAATTATGGTGGCGTATTCAGTCAAACTTACTTAAATAGCCAAGCAAACGGCGAAAATGGTAATAGTAGGACCTACAAGTATACGCTAAACGCAAACGTATTACCAACAGTATCGATCTCCGAATTTGGCAGTAATCAATCACACGAAAATATGCCACCTTTTATATCAATTTTCTGTTGGAAAAGAATTGCTTAAACAGTTCTTTTCCATATATAAACTGATAAATATGGGGACATATTGTTGTGGGACAAGTTCTTACCAGTATCTGAAACAGAAATGGTATGACTATGGCTACCAGCCTTATCTACAGTGACTGTACTTGCTCTATTAACCCTATCAACTTCGGATATCCTACCATTAGGAGCACCACCAGAACCGTTATAAGTAGGTGCTGTATGAACGTGTTCTCCATTAGTGCTACATGTTGCGATGTGTCCATGTTCTGGCAGTTCCCCGACAGGCTACTATGCTGTTCTACGCCAACAATAAACAGATATATAAGGCTGCAGGTTATTGTGTGGATAATTAGAGCCAGTGTTACTAATAGTTACGGTATGAGTATGTGTACCAGCTTGTTCGGTTGTTTTTGTGCCTTGATTAGAACGCCATGAAGCTGATCCCGGTTCTGTACCACCTGCGTCGTATTCTTTTACAAAAGTAAAAGTATGCGCGTGATTCCCGCTTGTACTAACCGTTACATTGTGGTTATGTTCAGGCAGTTCTCCGACAGTGCTTTAGTTGGTACGCTTCCACATAAACACAGCAACGTAAGGCTGCATGTTATTGTGTGGCATATCAGAACCAGTATTTTCGATATTAGCAGTATGGGTATGATCACCAGCATTTTCGGTATAGACGCCATTTGCAGTAGAACGATAGGCGTCAGCTA